TTACACGACTTGCGATATCAAATCTGCGGCTAAGTCTGCATCTTGAACAGAGAAGTCAAGGTGTGGCCTTAGCCTGATGGAATCTGATCCACAAGAAAGCACAAACATACCTTTGTCAAATAAATCTGAAATCACTTGATCACGATTTGGATGGTCAAATGCAATCCAAAGTCCTTTCCCTCTTGCATTATCCAACCCCATTGCTTCCAGTCTTGAAAGAAGATGATTTCCAACTGATTTTGCGTTGTTTACTAAATCATCCTCTTCTATTATTTCCAAGTACATGGTTGAGCGAACCATGTCAACAATGTTTCCTCCCCACGTAGAGTTGATTCTACTTGGAACTGTGAACACATTGTTTTTTTCTGTGGTTATTCTGTCACTTGCTGCGAACCCGCATGTTTGCATCTTCTTCCCAAAAGATATCATGTCTGGAACTACGGAGAAGTTTTGATATGCCCAAAATTCTCCTGTAAGCCCAACCCCAGTTTGAACTTCATCAAAGATCAACATCGCTTCATATTGATCAGCCAGTTGTCTCAGTCCCACTAAATATTCGTCACGGAAGTGGTTGTCTCCACCTTCTCCTTGGATGGGTTCGATTATAATCGCCGCCACGTTTCTATTTTTCAAAGCAGCTTCAGCTTGATCTAAAGATGTCTTTTCCCTTCTTTCTAGATCGCTCAAATAATTTGCATCATCTAATATAGGGAAATTAATTTTAGGATTAAGAATTCTTGTCCATTCAAATTTTGGATAGCCATCAACTTTTGGATTATCAGGATCGCCATTGTTTGTCAAAGACATAGTGTATCCACTTCTTCCATGGAAACAGTTTTCGAGATGGATTACATCCATATCTTCCTTGCCATACTTTTGGTATTTCCAATCAAAGGCAGCTTTTAATGCATTCTCTACACCCAATGCTCCTCCGCTTACATAAAAATGATATGGATGATCAGGTGTGAACTCTGCAAATTTTTCAACAAACTCAACATACTCTTTGGTATACATGTCGCTATTTGCTACTTTGCTAATTGCGGCATCAAGCAGTCTGTCCTTTTGGGCAACGACTTTTGGATGATTCCAACCAAGTGGTTGAGAAGCAAATTGACTAAAGCAATCCATGTATTGCTTTCCAGTTTCTTCGTCTACGATCCAACTGCCTTGAGATTTTTTTAAATCAATTACAACTGCATTTTCGTCAACAAGAATATGCTTCTTTAGTCTGTCTGCTATCTTCATTGTTATTCCTTTGAATATTTGTTTTTGTATTTCTTAAAAGTCATTGTTTCGATATATTTGTAGCAACATATTTGCTTCTTCAATGAGTTGGAAGAAAATTTATAAACAGCTACCTTTTCGTCAGGAGAACATCCTGTGCATTGCTCTAAAAATCTAGTTCCTAAATTCTTGTTTGGCTTTTTTTTGCTAATTCTTTCAATCCATATTTCTGGAGGGTCCTCGTCATTGATTGACATTACGGTTCCTCTGTAGCCATCAAGCGGGCCGCCAAACAGTTCAGTTAAAAATTCGTATCCGTAACCTGATACTTCGTTCATTTTAAATCCATCCTACTTTTATTGCTTGTTTTATTTCTAATGCTGTTACTTTTCTTCCTAAAACTTCTCCAACACTTTCTGTATAATGTTTTTCAATGTCCTTTTGTATTTCTTTGAAAAAGGATGGACCCATACTTTTAGCATCCATCAGCGAAGTAATATCCACTGTCCAGTCTAGCTTTTCGCCGTCTATAAAAACACCTTTTTCTACTGTTCCGTCTTCCCTTTTGCGTCCTTTAACTTCGAACCTTCTCATAGGCGTTCCATCTGGATACATTGGAATGCTGTCTTTTGGAATTATTCCTAGCCACTTTCCTTCTTTATTCTTTTTTGCAAAGCTTAATTCACTAACTTTTGAATCCATTCCGCAATTAGTACACCCTGCGTAATCGTGTTCCCAGCCACTTGGAACTACGAAAGGAATCCCACAATTTAGGCAGTTGTAGGTGTTTTTATCATTTTCTGTGTTTTCTGTCATAATATTTATAATAGTTTTAGATCTATATATTTGAAACATAGAATAGAGAACATTTATGCATACTTTTGAAAATTGGCTAATCGAAGAGTCATCAGTTTCTGATTTGTACCAGAGCACTGTTGAAGCTTTTCCAACTACAACGAAAAGACAACATGCGACTCAGCCAATTCAAATCTCTAATTTATACTTAAGTCCTTATAAAGGAGTTAGAACTTTATTTATGCGATCTCTCGCACAAAATGAAGGAAGAGAATACTCTCCAATCATTCTCTTTAAGAATGTACAATATGAAGATTCTGCTTCTTCAAAAACGTTGAAACTGAAAACAGAAACAGGAAATTTTAACATTAATCCTCTTAGCATGAGCCAAGATGTGGTTCTAAGGTGTAATTGCAATGATTTCAAATGGAGATTTAACTACACAGATCATTTAAATAAATCTCTATATGGAAGAAAAGCAAGAAAATATGAGGCTGAATTCAATCCTGGATCTAGTAACCCAAAGAAGATGCCTGGTATGTGCAAGCATCTCATAAAGATGGTAGAAGTGCTTTCTAATTCTGGGATAATTAGAGATTGATCTAAAAAGGATCGTACTTCTGGGAAAGTGATCCCTTTTCAATAGAATCTATTGCATAACGATACTCTTCTTCAGACTTTTTTAGGTTTTTGTACTCGGCAGGTTTGTGATTGAGGAGTTTGTTGACATCTTGAGAATTAGCATCGGCAGCATATGCTTGTTCTAATCCTGGAGTTTCTAGTTCTATCTTTTTGATTTTATCTTCAACTTGCTTTAACTCTTTTTGCAACTGGGGCAAATATGTTTTTCCTTTTTCGCCCAATTTATAAAGATTGTTGTGTAAGCTTTGATACCCCATTGAACGACCTCCAAGGCCAAACCCTTCTTCTCCACGGAATTTCAAGTATTTATCTACGAATCCATTTGCTGCCGGATTGTTTGCTTGAACCAAAGCATTTGCAAAGCTCTGAAGAATTCTCCCTTCAAAATTTTCAGAACCAATTACTTGACCCATCTGTCCGCCAATCATTTTTCGCTTGTTGCTTTTTTCTGTTTGGCTCTTTATTGGTCTCTCATTCAACTTTTCTGCTAGTTCGTAAATCTTCTTAACGATTTCATTAGGGATGGGTCTGAAGGCAGAAAGCTGATCAGCTATGTCGTTATAATGACCGAGTAGTGTGTAAGGACTATCGCCCATTCGTTTATCATCTTTTTTTGGAGGATACTCCAGCCCGTCTAAAACTTCTTTATAGATATTTTTTTTCAATTGTTCAGCCACTTCAGGAGAAAGTTTGTCAATTGATCTGACTAATGCTTTCTTTGATTTGGCTACCATTGATTTTGTTAGATCTTCAACTTCTATTAGTTCTGGATGTCTAAGTAAATGACTCTCGTAACTGGGAACCCATACTGAATCTCCTTTTCTGTTTTTAAGAAATTCATGAAGTCTTTTTATAGACTCGGAATCAAGAGACTTTTCTTTATCTAGTTGTTCTATTTTTTCCAACGCATATTTACTATCCGGCCTCCATGGATCTGTCAACTTCCACAAATCCTCGATTTTGTCAGAAGAAATGTATTCTCCATCTGGATCGTAGGTGTCTGAGTATTCGGCACCTTTTAACTGATACAACCCTGCTTTGATTTCTCCTTGTTTGGACTCTACCCATTTTTCTACTTCTTCAGCGAATCCAGGAACTTCCCATCCATAAATTTTTGACTCTACAACTGCTACCGACATTCCATGCTTTGATCCGCCGCCAATTCTTTTACTGTCAAACCTTCTTACCAGCACTCTGGCTTTTGGGTTTTTTATTTCTTTGTCATCTGGCTCAATTAAATATGCTATAAATCCGCCATCTTTCACTTCGCAATATACTTTAGAAGTGTTATCTTTTCCTATTTCCATACATGATTTCCAATCTCTACCTGTGCTCATGTTTTCTATATCTTCTGGTTTTTTAGAAATTGCAATTAAATACTTTTTAGATTTACCAGAGCCGGTTCTCGAAGGAGATGCTTCAAACCAATTTATAATATCGTCGTAATATTGATTATTGCGTTTGAATCGTTTTTGATATCTTCTTTGAGATATATTTTGATTGTTTAATTCATTTTCAAGACTTTTTTGATCTTGGTTTTTTATTTGATCTAAAATTCCACGAATTTTGTAAACGTTCTTTTTTGATTCATCTATGCCAAATTTATTTGAAATAGCTTTTTTAATTTTTTCAGGAGGTAAGTTTTTTCCTTGAAGATGAGATCGCAATTTATCTGGTGTGTCAAACTTGTCAATAGGCTCTGATCTAGGTGCGGCCAGTCCTTTTGCATAGTCTAACACTTCGTATCCGTCTTCACTCTCAGGATATTTACCTCCACCTTTGAAGCCATTGATTAAATCGATGACATCTTTATCCTCTGATTCTGGAATATCTTGATCTTTCTTTTTGAAATTTGTTTCAAAAGGAATGTAAATTCTGTCTTTGCCTCCAAACCAATTTTCAAAGGCGAAACTTCTGTCTCTTATGGCCGTGTCACGATCCATCATTTCTTGAGGATCGTATTCTTCTTCATCTTCATCCTCATAGTCATCATAGTCTTCTAGCCAATTGCGAAAACCAATCCCGACGAAAGTATTGATTTTAGCACTCTCGAATATTAAGCTTCTGATATCTTTTGTTTTCCAGTCGAACTTCATGGTATTATTTAGTTATCTAGCAAAAAAAAGACCACAGCGTTAGCTGTGGTCTTTAAAGTTTAGTAATGTAAGACGGTATCTAATTAGGCGTCAAGGCCATAACCAGCGTTTACAACCATCCACATAACGGCGTCAGTACCAGTTCCTGCAATGTCAAAGCTTGCGAAGTTGCCATCGCCATCATCAGTTTTTGCACCGACTCCTGCGACTGCACTATCAGTAGTAAGCATGACAACATATCCACTTTCGCTTCCAGACAATGCTGAAGGGAAAGTAACTGTTAACGCACCACCGGCTAAAACGCCAGAACCAGCAGCGACAACGTGAGGTGTTGCCATAGGAACGTAATGACTTCTTCCATTGCCTGGACCTTTAACGCCAGCATCTGCACTTCCAGGACCAACGCCTGTTACACTTGTTGCACCCATTGTAATTCTCCTTTAATTAATTAAAAATCTACATTATCTATAATTTAGATTGTTCTTTCCACATGCAATTGGAAAAAAATTATTCCAATTGCTTAACTAAACTCCATTGGAAAAAAAATTACGATAAATATATAATTTAATGACTCATATTATAAATCCCAAACTAACGCATCGTCAAAAGCATACAGTTATAGGCACAATTCTGGGTGGTTCCTCTATAATCCAACCATCTGGTGGTGTTAATAGCTATCTTTCTATGCGAAGTAAGGACTCAGAATGGCTTCAGCATAAATCGAATGAATTGAATTGCTTGTCTTCTAATAAGCCTTTTACCATTGAAAAAACTAACAGATGGCACTCTTTGTGTTATCCTCTCTTTAATGAATACAGAGATATATTTTACAAAGACGGGAAAAGAGAAATTACGAAAAATATTCTTGAGAGCCTATATCTTTCAGATTTAACGTTTTCGATATGGTGCATTGATTCGTGGAGATATGATAGAGGAAGATTTGTTATGAATACTCACGTTTGGGGAGAAAGTGGGACTTTGGAAGTGGTTGATTATTTAAAACTTTTGGATATGAAATCAGAAATTATAACTGATCGAGGTAGATTTCGTATCAAACTTAAACAAAAGTCAACTAGAGAGATGATGAAAATAGTGTCTCCCCATATTCCATATTTTTACACCATCAGAGACAACACGCCATTTAGATGAGTCACCTTTCTGTTTTGTTTAGCTGATAAGCTGTTGGGGCCTTTCGAACCCAATGGCCATCCATGTGATATGCATAATTCTTTAATAGTGCGACACTTTTGTATCCCCTTTTAAGGAATTCTTTAGCGTATTTAACCTCAAAAAATCTTTCACTCAAAAACCTTCCAGTTCCATTGATCAAAGATGTTTCAAAAACAGAAGGATTTAATGTGAATCCCGGCCATGATGAATAATTTTCAATTGAAATTTGAGACAAAGGACTCATCTCATTGCCTTCTTTTGGAGTTCCATCTTTGTTCCAAAAAAGTCCAGCAGGATGATCGATGTATCCCAAATCAGATATTCCTGATTCTGTTCGTGCATACTTAATGTTCTTAATATCTTCCTCTAAATTATAGTGCCTGTGCTTATAGAGGACGACTTGTTTTATGCTTTCTTTACTTTTTAAAACATTCAGGCATTCTGATATAAATTTACCTTTTTCTACAAATACCCAATCATCTTCCATGTGAAAAGTATATTTAGTTTTTACCTGATTAAACAGAACATTTAAAGCATTGGCGTGGCCTTTGTTTCTTGCAGGGTTTATTATCCAATTTATAAATGGATATTTTTTAATCAGTCGATCCAGTTCAGAAGCGTCTGTTCCATCATCGATGCATATTATTTCTCTTATAAGGTGTTTATCTAAACAACTTTCAGAAATACTTTTTAGCATTCTTTCTAGTTTTTTTGGTCTTTTGCAAGCTGTTATGGTTAAAGTAACATTCGAACTTGAATTTGATATATTTAGAATATTTTTACATTTTAACATTTAAGCACCGAATACGACGCACCAATAAATAGTGCCATCTTTGGATTTGGAAAACCCAAACCCAACATACTTAAAGTAGTTATTTAGTATGTTTTTTCGGTGTCCTTTTGAGTTCATCCAAGCACGAACGACTTCTTTTTCGGTTTTCTGTCCGTATGCAATGTTCTCTCCGTAAATTATGTAACCTTGTCCCACTCTGTCTTTGACGTTCGACTTATCAGGTCCAGTGTGGCTTAAAGTCTTGTTTTTTGCCATCCACTCAGCGTGTCTTTGTGCAGCTAATGATAGATTTTCATCAATTGAAAAAAGCGACTTGTTATATCTTGATCTTTCTTTATTGTGGAGATCAAGAATTACTTTTTTATTGAGAACAACTTCTTGAATTGAGTTGTTCTTTAAATCTTGAGGAGCGTTAAATGCTATTGTTCCTGATATGAAGAACGATAACAAAAATATAATTGATAATGTTTTAATCCTTTTCAAGTTGCCTCCTGCAAATAAAGGAATTTACATTATTTATTCGTTATGAACTTGTTTTTATAAGTGAGACAACGTAATAAAGCCCAGTCAGAAACGACTGGGCTTTATTGATTTTGCTTTTAATTTTAATTTACGACTCAGTAATTATTTGTCTTGTGAGCCACCACAGCACTCGCTAGCTTGCTCTACTTGCGGCGAGTCACCACAGCATCCACTAGCTTGCTCTACTTGCTCTGAGCCACCACAGCATCCACTAGCTTGCTCTACTTGCTCTGAGTCACCACAGCATCCACTAGCTTGCTCTACTTGCTCTGAGTCACCACAGCATCCACTAGCTTGCTCTACTTGCTCTGAGTCACCACAGCATCCACTAGCTTGCTCTACTTGCTCTGAGCCACCACAGCACTCACTTTGTTCTGCTTTTTGCGATCCGCCACAACACTCGCCGCTTTGCTCTGTTTCATTACTCATAATTTGCTCCAATAGTTAGATTAAACTGTCTTGAGCAATATCATAGTCATCAAACGCAAAAAATAAAACCCATGAGTTTGAAGTTTGTGACAATTATCTGGAGTCAGAAGACAAGTCTAGTTCATCAGCGAGACTGCGAGCAATTTGCTTCACCATTGCTGCGAATCTAAGATCGCTCCAGCCTTCTGCATGGCCTAGCTCAGGCTTAATATCTGTTATCAAACCTATTAAATCGTCGATTTCCATATCCGCTATATCTTCTAATTCAACTCCTTTTTCATAAGTGAGTTTGTTAATTATTCCCTCAATTGCATCTTCTTGATTTTTATTTTCTATATATTTTAAGAATGTATCCATGATGTTCTATTTAGTCTTGCTAGATTTATTTCTGCAAGCCTTGCATCTGGTTGCCTTCCCATCAGATTTATGTTTGTCGTTACCAAATTTTTCAAGCGGTAACACGCCCTTGCATTCGTTGCATTGTTTTTTACCTTCTGATGCATAAGGATTGACTTTCTTCTTTTTGGGCTTAGAACCAGCTAGATGTCCTCCGTATCGCTCACAGATGTATTCGCCGTTTCTTTTGATGTTCTTCTCATAGGTGAGACGAAGAGGCTCATGGGTCTCATTGCAGAATTCACAAAAGACTTCTACCTTGTCTTGAGCAATGTGCTTGTGGTAATGTTTGTTGGCTCGCCTTCTGTTGTTCTCTTTTTGTTTTTCAATCCATGTAGTGTCTCCTGTTTTTTCTGCAATGAATCTTTTTGCCCAATTGATGATAGTTTTTTCACCTTTGAGTCCAGAATTCTCTTCTGTCCAAACCTCAAATTCCCATCCATTTTCTTCAGCATGCTTAATAGAATCAGATATTTGTTTCACCACCTCTGGTTCATTTAATCTTCTTTGTGGTTTAACTTCTAAAATTATTGTTTTATCTTTATAGTTTACTTTTATGTCTGGACTTCTCCATCTGTTTTCTTCATTTTTAAAAGAATCCACACGGCTGAAACTTAGAACTTTATCATTTTGTTCTAGCAAATACAGACATCTAAGTTCATACGAAGAACCATAATATATTTCTTTTTTATTTTTATTTGATTTAAAATATCCTCTAATATGTGAGTGCTTAAACAAACCCTGTGAATGCTGGTCTGCACACTGTTTGGATCGTTCTTCTCTCCATGTTCTCTTTTTCGAATCAAGCAGATAGGTCCATCTTTTTTTTCCTCGATCCCAAATTCTTTCAAGTCCTCTTTGCTTGGCCCATTCGTATTCGGTTAAACCGCTTGGACATTTTACTGAAGATTTCTTTTGGCTCTGTTTGCTGTATCTTGAAGAAGGATTGTTTATGTCAACATAACTGTAATCTGGTCTATAATTTTTTTCTATTGAAAATCCTAGTTTTTCATAGGTGCTTCCTGTAGTTAATCGATTATCACTAAAGCTTATTATTTCATCATATCTTTTATCTTTACTCCATTGCACGCATTTTTTAAACAACTTACTTGAACCGCCAACGACATATGCTCCTTTCTTAAAACAAAGTCGGTCGAGCACAATTCTGTTTTGTGAAATTTGACGACTGTGTCGTCCAAGAGATACAATTCCTAACAATTCGTCATCTTTAAATATCCCAAAATAAACCAGAGATAGCTTGTTGGTTCCTTGGATGTGATATTCTTTTAAAAACTCTCTAGCAAGGTGTTTGCTCACCTCCTTAATGATGCACTTGCGAGCATAAATTCTTCTTTCATGTTTTCTATTGGCACCATCTATAAAATTCTGACATTGGGATCGTCTGTTTTCCCACTCATCTGAAAACAAAATAATGTCAGCATCTGGCAAGTCTTTTGTGTTAAGGTTTTCAGGGTCTTTTATATCTAAAATAATTGTATTTTTCATATCGCTCTCCAAAGAAGGTGCTACTTTAACTTAGTTAGGAAGCCTTTGAAAGGGCAAATAAAAACAAAAAAAACTCCTGCCATTTCTGACAGGAGTTTTTGTTTTTCTTATTACGCTGCTTTCGCAACTTTGTTATTAGATAACGAAATTGGCAATAGAAAGCCTTGCGTAGAATTTACTTCCTTCTCGGAGCAATTTCTTGCCGTATCGAGTGAGGATTCCCTTACGTGGGCAGAAGCTCTCTGGATCGAGAACAACTGGAGTCTGTGTAAGTGGAACGTATGGGCAGTAGAAGTAACCACTGTCCATGTAGCTGTCACCTTTGTATCCCATGAGGATTTGACCTGTTGGGAAGAGAGGATCTTTGTATAGTCTCCAACGGTTGTTGACAGTACCGACGTACTGAATACCGAGAGAGCTAGTGAAAGTCTCTGAAGGTGCAGGAGCGAATCCGGCAGTAGCTGTTTCGAAGATAGAAGCAACTTCTGGGCTACATACGAGCCAGTTAGCTCCGCCACGCAATGTCTTCTTGTGGATGACGTTGCTGACTTCTACGATCTTAACGTAGAGTGACTCATACTTCTCTTTGATGGTGTCACCAAGAGCGGTATTGAAGTCCCAAGAGGCGACAGTACCAGCGTTCTGACGAAGGTCAGTAAGTACTTCACGGTCGATCTCAAGGTTGATTTCCTGAGCAAGAACTCCAGTGAGTTCAGCTTCTGCATCAAGGTTGTGCTGTGAACGAAGGTCCTGCTGTGCTTCGTATGACCAGACAGCCTTAAGCTTACGGGTCTTAGCAGAAATGTCTTCGCTTTCGACAACGAGGTTGATCTCAGGAAGATCAGGATTGCACTCCATGTTGTACTCATAAGAGACAACGGCGTTGTTTGAGCCAGGATCGCCTGACCATGTGAAAGTCATTTCACCTGTGGTGTTGTTAAGGCTAATAGCGTCAACAGTTTCAGCAGGCGTTCCGATGTCAGTGATAGTAGCTGTTCCGCTCTCGTCGATGACGAAAGTAGCAACAGCAACACCGCCATCAAAGGCAGTACCAGTAACAGTGCCAGCCAAGATTGGAGTGTGCTCCAATGGGCTAAATACAGAAGTTACGTCTCCACCAGCATCTGTGCTAGTAGATTCGTTCTGTACGAACTGGTGAGAGTAGAAGATGTCCAAGTTTGGATCACCTGATGCAGTTTGCATCAAGGAGTTTGCGTCATCTCCTGGGAAACCGCCATTGTTATCAGCACCACGGATTGCTCCTTTGTTGCTGCTGTAACGGAATCGTAGGTAATAGACCAAGCCAGTTGGGCCAAGTAAAGGCTGAACCGATACAACCTTGTTAGCGATTAACTGGGGATAAATTCTACGAACCAGTGGAATACTGATTCTTTTAAACTGACTAACGTCTCCGGTGTCAGTTGAAGTTTCGTTGATTAGACGCTGGTTTTCCAATAGAACGGCAGTGGTGGAGCGGGTAAAGCTATCTTCAATGCCATCTAGCAAACCAGTAGTCGCCCAACGAGCCTCAAGTTGTTTTGCTTCGTTTAGCAATCTTGCATTTGCATCCATTATATTTAAACCTCTCTGTGTTTATTAATATGGGGTAACTAGATTTATGAGTCTTTTTTGATTCCTGAAAGTACTTGCATTTGATGCAAGGTTCCTTCATCAACAAGACTTTCGACTAAGGCTCCATCGCCTTCATCGGATTCGGTATCTGCCTGATGTTCAGCAATTACTTCAACATCATCAGTTACCTGCTTTCCTCTCCCCGTTACAGTTCCTGCCTTTTCGATTCTTTCATTCTTTTCGGTAGATGCTGCAACTTCTTCGTGTTCACGGAGAAGGTCGCCAGCCTGTCTTAAACTTTCGTTTAATTTATTATTTTCAGTGCTTACACGGATGTTCTTAGCTTCCAACATTCGCACTTTAGATTGAAGATGTTCGTTGGCCTTGTTAACTTCATCAATTTTTGATGTAGTTGCCAAAGCAAAATCTTCGTCTGAAATGTATTCTGATACAGTTTCAACAACCCTATCGAGAGTACATTTATGTTCAACCATTCTAGGATCACTGAGAACATCCCTACGAGCCTGCTCGTAAAGTTCCTGCCCTTTGTGAGTTAAGAATTCATCAATCTTATCGATGAAGTATTCTCTCATAGAACCGAGCTTGCTTTCATACTCTTCATAGAGTGATCCTTCTAGCTCTTCGTTTTTACCACGCTCACCTAGGAGCATCTGGTACGCTTCTTCATACCCTTCTTCAAGTGCCGTTTCGAATTCACCACGTTGTGTATCCAAACGACCACGTAAGTCAGAAATGATAGCCCATGCCTCTTGATAACCAGTTTCAGCGGTAGACTCAGCATCTTTCAATTCATCTGATAACTCGGCGTAAGCTTCTTCCAACTTAGTGTTGAATTCAGCTTCGATTTCGGCTTTAGCCTCGTCGAGCATCCCATTGACTGCTGAGGTAACGTCTTCGACCTGATCTTCTGGCAAGAGCTTACTTAATGCTTCTAAAATCTTATCCATTAGCTCAACCTCGCTTTAATATCATTAGCCTGTTTCTTAACAATGCCACCTAGACAAGCTAAGAGTAAATCTTTGCTTACCGTATCTATGCCGCTACCCTCATTTTTAACAGTGTTTTCTGTAGCAACTGGTTGTGACATGACGCTCTCACGCCTGTTGTTTACCACCTTCTCTTGGAAAGCGGCATGTGTACTAGGGTCAGCTACGGCATCGAACGTGATGAGCTTATAGCTTTCGCCTATTACTAAAATTCCATTCTCGTTTACTTTTCCATTCCCAACACCTCTACTGCTAATTCCGACTCTAACACCATCGTTGATAAGTGCTTGAAGAATTTTGCCGCATGGAGTGTTAAGAATTTTTCCTTCTCCCATTAGGACGTTTCCGTCCCACCAAAGTTTTGTGACTAGATGAGAAGCATTTTCAAAGTGAACAATTGAATCTGTGGGATGATCTAACTCCCCACATAATCCACCACTTTTCATAGCCTCATCAAGTCGCTTAACGTTGCTTTCAAGTACCATTTTGGGGTACATTCGTTTGTTCTTGTTGACTGCTTCTGCTTCCTGAAACTTTCCACGGAAACTAACGCCTCCTCCTCTTCCATTTGAAGAGGAGGATTCGTGTAATTCCATTTCATTCAGAACGCAGCCCACGCCACCATAAAGTAGTTTTTCTTCATAGTAAGTACCAGGGGTACAGTCGTGTTCAAGTAGGATTTCCATAGTCAATCTCCTTGGTTCACGATTTATTCTTTAACAACTAAGCTTTTAGCTGCCACTGCTTTTGGTGCATAAGGATTTTGGAGTTGAGGCCATGTGTCCTTTGACGATACATCCATATCATCTTTGTCAGCACCCTTTTCCCCTTTCATGGTCGCATTACCAGTTTTAGGAGCATATGGGTTATTCAGAGAAGGAAATACTTCATTTCCACCAATGTTTCCCCAAGCATTTCCACTCATTTCTTTCGCTCCATCAGCCCCCTTGCCCATTTTCCAATCGCCTTGAGAAACAGGTGCGGCTGATTTGTAATCACCGGAGAAGTCACCAGATGGTGAGTATCCATGTTGTGCCTGCACGTTTAGGAATGGATGATTCCCGCTTGCATCAACATGAGATTTTTCAACCTTCCATGCATGGCTATCGATGTTGGTTTCAATAAGATAATTCAACCATTCTGCTGCTTCGTAAGCAGTTTCTAATTTAGGCTGAACTTGACCTTGGATAACTACGCCTAGCATGTTTAGGTGCTTTGCAGTTTCGGTCACTACATCTTGTTGATTCTGGTCTTTAGCCATTGAAAAAACAGATCTCAGAGATTCATAAAGATCAACAAACATTTGCATTTGCAATTGATTTGCTTCATCAACTGATGGGTAGAAGTTATCGACAGTATTTTTGAATTCTGAGTACTTATCTTCTACAGATTCGTCTAGTTCTGTTTTAGATCCCTTTAGAATTCTTTCGACTTTATCGACGTATGCAAAGTGAGCAGTTCTCAAAATACCTTCAGCCATGAAATCGCAAGTTTGCTCATCAAAGTTTTTAGCTTGAACAGTTTCAAGTGCTGTTTTGATGGAGCCTGATAGTTCTTCTTGAGTTAGATAGAGAACTTCAGGCCAAGTGCTTACGATTGTTTCAAGTGATTCTTCCAATCCTTCGTTATCAGAAAGATTATTTTGTCTCTTTAGATCTCCCACAGCTTTGCAGAAGTCTACGTTTTCATGAAGCGTTTTCCCTTTTGACCTCAGAACATGCACATCACTTGGGCAACAATCCCAATCAAAGGACAATACTTTGGCTTCATTTCTTAATTTGTAGTTTGGAACTTTTACGGATACCACGTTTCCTTTGTTATCGCCTTTTACACTTGTTTCTTTCATCACAGGTGCAGCGTTTCTTGAATTGATAAAATCAAAGACATTTTCACTTAGGTTGAACCAAGGCTTTAATTGATCTTCATGGATGGTAATTTTTCCTTTGAAGTTTTTAGCTTCAAATACTTTTCTTTCTTTCTTTTTGCTACCTATAGCTTCATTAATATTTCTTTTTACGTGTGGAAGCTTCATGTAATCTAAAAAGATTTGATCAGCCTGTTCGCTTTTGTTTTCTAACAAAGCGTCAACAAGGCCACCTAAAACTTCACGACTTTTCCCTTTTTCCGAATCTGTGTCGATAGTAAGCTGCTCTATATTTTCAAAAACAACTTGGTTGTTTTTGACATCATAAGAAGTATGAATTAATTTTCCATCAATAGATTCGTAAAGAGCGTTCTGTTCACTAAAACAATTTAGTTTCAAGTCCTCTCCCAAAGCTCTTGATAGATATGGTGCAGCTTCTTTCAACTCGAACTCGGTTGTAGAAAGTGATTCATTCTGAATACTTTCAAAAACATCATAACTGATGAGCGTTCTTTTCATAATTGACTCCTAACATCGAATCTGAGCTTTTAATACACCCGTTAATGCGTATATAGTGTTAGACAAAAACTTTTTACTTAAGTCTGTGTCTATAATGAAACAAATACGCTATACATATAGTATGCATCAAAGAGAAAAAACAATCAAAAATGAAAGTAAATTATGAAAACATGGAGAGAATACGAAGATCAAAGATCGAAGCAAGAGAGCAATGCTTCGAATGCAGGACAAGAAGCATTGGGAAATATATCATTAGACGGCAGAGGAGAAGATGCTTTATCTGTTATGTATAGGTTGGTAAACCTCGCTTGGGAAAACCATCGGAAAGAAACAAAATCTTTTTTCAACAAGCTTTCGAAAAAAGATCCTTATATACAACAAGAGTGGGAAAAAATAGAGAAAGAAGCCGCACGTTTCGCAGGCTCAGGCTCAGATGCTGATGATGTAGTTATGATTCCAAACGCTGATAGTGGGAATGGCGACGATGAAGGAGGGGATGATTAATATCTCTCCATGCTATAATCTCTCTCTTCCTTATCTTGTTCCTTAGCGTATGACTTTATTTCTAGACCATATTTTTTAATATCTTCTTTGTCAGGTTCTGGGAGCAACTCCTCTCCACCTTCTGGTGGTGGCATCTCTCCCTCTGGTGGCATTTGTTCTCCACCTTCTGGTGGCATTTGTTCTCCACCTTCTGGTGGCATCTCTCCCTCTGGTGGCATCCCCTCTGGTCCGATCATTGGATTTGGACCGCCAGCTTCTGCTCCCATTTCTGTTTCGTTTTCGCCAGGAGCACCTACTCCCAACAAGGATGGATTTTGAGCTACAACCTGAAGCTTCAAATCCTCTAATTTTTGAAGCTTCATTCTTGCCAACATTGTCTTCGCCTCTTCTTTGCCATACTTCATCCATTTTGTAAGTATATCAAAGTCGGACATTAACATTGAACCTTTTAAACCGTTCGCATTATTTATTCTATTAGTCACAACCTCTGCTTGAGATAATTCTTTCCAAGCAGAAGGAGGAGTCATTTTTATAACTAGATCTTCATAAGACTCTTCGCTAAAACCTCGCAGTCTTAAGTGACGATCTGCTATTTCCCAAAGTCCGTCTTCTATACTTGATTGCAATCTCTCAATCATTCTTGCAAATTTAACATCTTGAGCAGAAAGTGTAATTCTTGTAGCTTGAGGGTCTTCATTGTTAAAATAATTTTTAGGAAAGTTCAATGCAGTAAATAATTTGTTTCTAAAATAAACAGCATCATCTATTTCCCCTAAATTCTGAGCACCTGGAAGGGTGTCGATCCTGGTGTTTGAATTTGGTCTAATCGGTAACCAATAATCTTCATCGGCAGCAGGAGCGTGCCATCTTTCTTCTACAGCATTTGCTCCGCTTCCGCCTGCTTTCCTGGTGGCGACTTTCTTTTTTCTAAATTGATCTTTAACTCTATCCATGAAAGCTTCAGCTTTAAACGGAGGGAGTTGACCAACATCTATATAAAAAACTCTTCTTTCGGGTGCTCTTGTCAATCTATAAACTAGCATCGCATCTTCCATCAATCTTAATTGATGAGCAGGTCCACGGGCTGGTTCTATCAGACTTTGACCATAAGGGTAGAAGGTTTTTCTATCGTCCCCAATTTTAATGTGAACAACTTGGTTTGGAGCAAATCTGATTGCAGTGGCTTGTTGCACGTCAGCATCTGTAGCTTGTGCAACTGGTGCTCTTGTTAGGGATTGATAATCTGGACCTTCGGCAGACTGTTGAAACTCTACAAGCTTTCCTTTAGTTGTTTCAATTCTATACATCGAATCTGGAGGCAATTCTTGAACTGCCAATATTCCATCCGATGGGTCTTGAGGATTCATCACACACTCTAGGAATGTGTCCCCAAATATGTATAACTTTTTAGACATGGGCCACATTCTTCTGTCCATGTTCAGCATTCTTCGATGAAAGAATAAAAAATCTAACTCTTCTTTAACATGGTGGTTGTCAACTTGAATGTCAAAAACATGCTCGTGTTCATTTTTTTGACAATTATGAAATATGACTGATTCCCCACAAAAGTTTTCATGATCTCTGACAGATAGATCATATACTTCGATCTCTTTGTGCGGAGATACTCCAATAACTCTTCTAGCCTTTGACCTTTTGCCTAATACTTTGAGTTCTTTTGAATTAAAGCCTTCGTTTTTCAACCATTGATCAATAGTAGGCCAGTGAGTTCCCATCATGTCAGCAGTTTTTCTGACAGATATTCCACTAGACAATATTCTGCATGCCTTGTTAACTCTTTCTAGGTCTTCATTTTTTTCGCCAGTTCTCCACTCATCGATGAATTGTCTTTCATGCACCCATCCGTGCGTGTTTGTATACACTCTTGGAAATTGTTTAGTTTTCAAACTGTTTAATTCAGAGTTTGCCCTCACTCTGTGGAACGGCATTAATTCGTCGCCAGATTTTAAAGATTCTGCGAAGTCCCATTTGCCACTCTTCAAAAGAACACGGTGGTCGGGAGTCGAGATAAAGGATGTTCCATCGTCTAATTTGACTTTTATTGTCATAGATTTTTTGACAACTCTTGGATTATAGGCCCAGCCTAGTGAGTAATCATTTTTTTCAAAATCCCAACAGTAGACTAAGAATTCCTCATCTTTTTTATTTTCTGCCAACCACTTGATGGTCTTATGTCCATCATATAGCGTAGATATTTTCGTATCTCCAGACAAGCAAGTTTCATCTGCCAAGACTGTCATAACAGATTCTATTTCTGCTACGTTTCTTAATCTTTCATATTCTTTGTACCTGCTTTGCCTGTTTGAAACGGTAGACAGGTCAATCATGTCGCCTGTTTCACGCAGGCGCACCATCCCCTTTCCGCCTCCCCAATAACTGCCGTCTTGGCGTATATTCGGAATGGCTTCAGGAAGAGTGTGGCCAGCACCTGTTAATTCGCTTTTACTACTCAGTTTAGTTTGAGGATCATCCTCAAAACTATATGTCCAAAGTTTATAGAAATCCCACCAGGCCATGTTTTTACCTCAATTTATCTATTTATAATTTAGCAATGGTTGTCAAATTACTCTTATATAGTTATGAAAAATGTTGTTTTTATTGTCAGTCACTTACATTCAGGGTCCGATGCTTTGATTCAGACCCTGAATGAAAACCCCAGAGTTCAAATACAGAGTACTAAATTAGCGTACAATCATCCAGACGTTTTGAGAAATTTGTTCTCTTTAGGTCATAAATTAGATAATTCTTCGGCTGTTTTTGGAGACCACATTTTATTCAATACAGATTTAAGTTCAAGTACATTTTATGACTTTGCTAAATTTATCTATGTTATTAGAGATGGAAGAGGAACTTTAGAAGACATTTTATTTGATAAAAATTTAAATTATGATCAGAACCAGGCTGAATTATACTATTCGTACAGACTAAGAAGAATGTATGAAATGGCATCTAAGACTCCAAATTCCATTTTTTTAAACTACAAACAGATGTATCAAAAGAGAAATTTAGAACTGATAGGAAATTATTTGAATCTAAAAGAACCTCTTAAGTATAAAGAGTTAAAGCGTCCCAATTTCGAAATTCCTCTGAGTCAGACAGAAGGATGCCAAGAGATTTTTGAAAAATATCTCTATAAGTTTAAAAAATTAGAATTGAAAGGCAGCAATTGAGAAAACTAGGCTTAAACAATTGTGCAATTTATGACGAAGTTTTGTCGCAAGAAGATTTTGCATCTCTTTGGAAGTGGGTTCAAGAAGACAACTACACTGGCGCACATTCTAATGAATGGCTTAAAGTTTGGCGTTTGAGCGACAGCCCTCCCATGGGAGGAACGTCGTTCTATTTAAGCAAGGCACCGTTCAGCAATCCCATAGACAAATTATTGCCAAAAGTTCTCCAAATGGCAGAAGACAGTCGGGACATGATTGGGAAAAGAGGAGAAAAGTGGAACGAGATAAGTATTAAATCATACATTTACCCAAGAGGCACAAAACTTTCCTGGCACAACGACTCAGGGTATGAAGCTGCGTGTATATTCTACACCCACCCAAAATGGTCTTCTTCATGGGGAGGTGAGTTGTTTATAGCAGAGACGGATAAAAATTTTGAAAAAGAATGTTTTGAAGAAAAATTAAAAATAGGACCTCTTGAAAAAGAATATGTTGATGCAATCCTTGAAGACAAAGGAGTGGGAAGATATGTTCATTCAAAACCCAACCGTGCAGTGCTTACGCCTGCTCCGATCTGGCACACGGTGAATAGAGTAGATGCAGACGCAGGTGATAATTGCAGATGTTCAATAGTTTTCTTTTTTAAAAAAATTAAGTCTTAAATGCATTGAGTATCTTGTTACTCTTTTATCTGTTTTTCGACTTCGTCGATCATTTTGTCTATGTTCGATATGGCAGAATTAAAATTTATGCTTGGGTTTGTTAAAGATCCTTGCTCCATATCAAACATCCACTGAGAGTGTAGATCTAAATTCTTAGCTTTCTTTTGTTTTTTGTTTTCATTTAATTCAATTGACCTTAGTGACCTGTTTAAATAAGACCTTGTTTCTGAAAACTCTTGTTTATTCGGAAGCTCTTGTAAGGCTTTAATCAAAAACTGTTTACTTCTCTCTAGTGACATTTTACCATCCAAACTCTTTAAGTAAATTTTCATTTCTTCTTCTAAAATCAAAACTGATACCGGATAGAATATCTTCATCATCTGGCATCAAATTGTGATCGTTTGTTTTCTCATCCAGCCAATCTTGCGGTGAGTCCTCTAGGATTTCTTTTTTAATTTCTTCGTACACAGACGACTTAAATATTTTAGTTATTTCGTCTGGGGCGTCAGCACCTACTGGTATACCTCTAATTTGTGAATCTCGAACCCAAATTGCCAAAGCCATAGAAATTACCAAGTCATCATGCTTTCCTTTTCTCGCTTCAGCTTTTTTGCTTCTTGCGTTGTAAACGAACGTAGAAAGTTCGTTTACAAGTCTGTGGCTGTTGACTTTTACCCCTCCATTAATGATTCTGTGTTGAAGTGCTTCTAAGTATATAGGACGTTTGATTCTATTGGGAGTAACTCCAGCCTTGGGCTGTCCTGATTTTGGTTCGAAGTAAATGTTTTCATATGCCAAGTCATGCTGAAGGTTGCTTATAACAGCACCTCCTTGGCCAGTATTTTCTACAACTAGTAAAGCCGTATTGTAATAGTACCCTATCTCATTAAGAACTTGTGCGTATATGTGAGGAGGTATGGTGTTGCTATAAAACTCTGCGACTTGTTCCAGAGAAGCCATGTCAAGTATCTGAAAAGCACTATTGTCTCCACCTTCTCCCACGCCCTCTGCACAGTCAACTCCAATTATGTACTCGTGACCGTCTTTAGGCTCTTTCCACAACCAAAGTGCCCCAGTGTCTTCTTCGTTTTGGTCTCTATCTTTTGTTATACTAAGCCATTTTTGAAATTTTATTCTTAATGGATAGTTTTCCCTTGTATATCTATCAAGTTCTTTAATTACTTTTCCATTTATATAGGTTTCACCAGACCCAAGGAAGTCTCCTAAAACTTCTTGCCTCCAACCCTTTGCTCCAAGGTTGGCCTTTGTTGATTTCACCCATGTGGGATCATTGTAATCTGGATGGGAGGAATAATGAAGGTCAATTATGTTAAAGGCATTCTTCCCAGCTTCAGCCTCGTGGTAAATTTCTTGATACCAGTTACCAAGACCATTAACCGTAGATATAACACAACACTGACCACCTGTTGATATAACTGGATACATTGATTTCCAGTGTTTGTGCATGTCTTGAATAAACGCAGCTTCGTCAATAATTAAAACCGTGATAGATTTACCACGAGCGGCTTCAGGTGTGTAAAACCAAATGACAGAACCAGTATCTAAAAACTGTCTTTCGTGTTCATTATGTTTGCCCATTTCTGGCTTCATCCATGCGGGCAAATTGAACATTGCATTTTTCACAACATCGCCAGCAGCGATTGCTTCACGATCTGTTTTTGACATGACAAGTATTCTTTGGTCTGTTTTGAACAATGCTCTCCACAATGCCCACGCAACACTAACAGTCGTTAGTCCTCCTTGTCGGAACTTTCTTAGGATGTTGAACCTATTGGAGTCATATCCATCAATTGTTCTCCTTTGATAGGAATACATGATGAATGGAATCAATCCATGAATTGGGTGATTGATTTTTACATACTTTGTACAGAAATAGGCGAAATCATTAACGCACTTGATTATTTCTTTTATCTGTCTTTCTTGGGAGTATGCTTCAATTTGTTCTTTAGTTTCATTGATTTTTATATCTAATTCGTTTTCGCTAAATTCGAAGTAGTGTTTATAAACCTCGTCCCACTCTTCAGTTTCTACGACATCTCTAATAGTGTCGTGCTTTGGGAAAAACTTTTCAAACTTAATGTCTGGTATTGCAATATTTAAATTTTCGTTGTTCATATCATTTATATAGTAGGAAATTTATTCAAAAAAGGAGTTCTAATGGCTAGAAGATTAAAATCTAAATGTAAAAAAGAAAAATATATTGAAAAAGAGTTCTTAGTTCCAGCCGCTGCGCCAACCTTTTTCTTCATAGTAAAGAATGCTATAGGAGGAATGATTGCTTTCTTCACTGTAGAGATGTTTAAAAAGTTCAAAAACAAAAAAAAATAATTCATTTTTTGCTGTTTTGCGTTATACTAATTAGATGAATAAAGCGTATTTTACTCTAGCCACCTCAGACTACCTTAAAGGTGCCGTTTGTCTTGTAAAGAGTCTAAAAAAGCATAGCAAAATCCCCATAGTAGTAATGAGCGTAGATCTCTCTATCGATGAGAAACATCACCTTAAAGACTTAGGAGCGGGTGTGATTGAGGTTCCTAAGATAACTTCTAAATTGGTGAAAGTGCTCCCCTTTCACAAGGATGAAAATTTTTGTCAAAATTGTTTCTGTAAACTAAACATGTGGAATACGACAGAATACGACAAAATTGTTTATTTAGATTCAGACACAGTTGTGTTGAAAAACACAGATTGCATGTTCGAAACAGATTCGGACTTTTCTGCTTGTCGATCATTAAACGTCGAAATCAACATTGATGAATTTAAGAAACATCCTTCTTTTAAAAAGTCTGCAAGCCTTAAAGACATTCCCAGAAAATTCATAAAAACAAATTATAAGAATGATTACTTCAATGCTGGGGTGTTAATTTTAAAGCCGAATAAAGAAGACTATAAAAAAATGATGAGTCTAAAAGACGCAATTGTTCCAAACAACAGCAATGGCGATCAAGGGTTTTTGAACAATTACTTTAAAGGGCGATGGCACCCTATGGATCACAAATTTAATTATTCCCGCAGACATTTTGAAATGTGGCCAGAAAAATTTGAGAAAGATAAAGAGGACATACACGTTTTGCACTTCACAGGCGCAGACAATAATCCTTGGAGCAAAGAACCAGAAAACGAAATGGAAAGGATATGGTGGTCAAATTTTGACTGCTAAATATGATGAATAAAAAATATATAATTTTTTGCTTGATTGTAATGATTTCAAGCGTTGTTGTTTTGAAAAATAATTTCATTACAAACAAGCCCGTTGACCCTATAGTTCCAATCGGCCCTATAGTTCCCATTGATCCCGATCCAGACTTAACTTTGACCGAAGCTCTAGAGACCATCACAGAAGAAGAATGCGAAGAGTATGTGTTCAAACTTGCAGACGATAAGTGGGAAGGACGTATGTCTGGCAAGGCTGGAAACGTCGCCGCAGCCGAATGGATAAAACAATATCATGAAAGTAATGGTTTAAAGACTGAATATCAAAGATTTGACATTAGACGCTTGAATCCAGGTCCTAACAATGAAACGGGTGACAATTATACACAAAATATATTTGCTTGGATCGAAGGCGAAAATCCCAATGAAATTGTTGTGCTAGGTGCTCACATGGATCACATTGGATACGGTCCTTCAATGTCCAGATCAAGGACGATGGCAATTCATCCAGGCGCAGATGACAATGCGAGCGGAACTGCTGTAATCATGGAAATTGCAGAAGCCCTTTCAAAGATGGAAAAACCTAAGAGAACTATTGTGATACAGCACTACTCTGGCGAAGAAATGGGATTAATTGGAAGTCGATATTACTGTGCTAATCCAACTTTTCCTAGAGAAAATCCAAACATAAGAAGTCATGTTGCGATGGTTAACTTAGATATGGTGGGATACTTAGATAAAGGTGTATATTTCACAGGATGGGGCGATGGAGAAAGTTCTATAGACGTTAAAAATATAATTAAAAAATTAAATGAAAAATATATTTTTGCAAATAAAATCACAAGTCGTGGAGGAGGCGGAAGCGATCATGCTCCATTCTATAACAATAAAATTCCTGTGGCGTTTTTGCACACAGGAGGCCATAAACATTATCACACTCCTTCTGATACTCCCGATAAATTGAATTATGCCGGAATGAAGCAGGTTTCAAAGTATACGTTGGAATTAGTTTGGGAACTTGCAAATATCGAAAATAAGCCAAAATTCAATATTGCAAACTTTAAAACTATGAATTATAAACATGACCACGGAAATCCTGAAGTTAAATTTGAAAGGGAATAATAAATGGAAAATGAACAACTAATTGAATTCTTACAAGAAGACTTGAAGAATGAAAGAAAACATCTGTCAGCGTACACGCAATATGCTGTTCAGTTAACAGGGTTACATAGAGAAGAGCTTCGAGAGTTTTGTGAGACTCAGGCTGCTGATGAACTAAAGCATGTTACTGAATTTTCAGAGCTTATAGTTCATCTAGGCGGAACCCCAGATGTTAGAACAAACCCGTACCCTTCTGGCTTAACCTGCCCCACTTCGATTGTCAAAGCAATTGTAGAGATGGAAGATGAAGTCGCAGATAATTATGCGAAGCGTCTCAAGTCAACTGAAGACTATGATAATGCCGCTACAGCATACACGCATCTTTTCTACGAAGAGCAGCTTTTAGATTCTTGGAAAACTGCTAGAGAAGTTCAGAAAATGATCCCTAAAAAAACATGCGAAACTAAAGCCCGATCAGGTAACTGATCTCTTAAGTAGACGACAATAGTTATTGTTAAAAAATATAAAATTATTATGATTCATATTGAATCAAGATAGAGAGATCTGTAAACTTACAAAGTTAACAAATCAAACTAACATTAAAAAACTGATATTGGAGGGTACAATAATGCTTGATTTATATAGCAAAAGAAATGAACGAAAAGTCTCGGTTCTATATCCTACTCGTAAGAAAGATGGAACCAGATCAAATGTCTTACGAAAAATAGATGGAATAAAAATTCGTTCTTATACTGGACCAAATGGTCGTGGAGCAGTTATTCAGGAAAACAATGGTCAAATTAGATCATTATCTAATTCTAGATGTGTAGAACCCTGAAATGTAAAAAATAAGATAAACCCCGCCTTTAGGCGGGGTTTTTTTATTTAAAAATCATTTATAGAGGTTGATTAACTATATAAAACCACACAGTATCCGTGAGGAAAAAACATGACATTTTATCAAAATCCATTCTCATTTGATTATCAAGGCAATCTCCTTTTAGGAGACAGGCATCACATTCCCGGTTTCCCGATTAAAAGAAACGCAGGTCGTGGTGACGATTTAGTAATGGCTTGGCAATCAGGGCCATTTGATCTTTCTGGCAACGATGCAGACGGCGTAAATTCCCGTGATACACTCGTTATTTGGTTTGCTCGAAACACTGATGAATTTACAAATTGGGCCAAGATATCTATTGCTCTGCCGAATGGTGCTGCTGAAACTAATACGACTATTGCAGCGGCGTTAAATGCAAACGCACAATTCTCTGCTTGGTTCACTCTTTCATCTAGTCCAGGAAATGACACCTCAGAACAAGAACGATTGTTTATAAGACAAAAGAAAAATGTAGGAGAATTTCGATTTTATATCGAAAATGGAAGAGCCGAAGAAGCGATTCAATTCAACGCTAGATCAGGTGTAAATGAAATTCTTACGTATTTCGATAGAGATAGAGTTTTTCATTTTTTCACTTCCGATGAAAGAACAAGGCACAATCCCGCAGGAGATAGACCTGGAAACAACTGTTTGATCAAACTCGATCCAGCAGGCAGCAATGTTGACGCTGCTGTGATTGATAATGCTTTAAATGCAGCAGGAAAATCATTAGGGTTTAATTCTTCCGTTGTTCAAGAAGATTGGGAAATTATGAGTGGAAAATCAGGGATTTTCCAATTCACAAAGTATTCCGCCGCTGTTGTAGCATCCACAAATACTTCAATAATTTATCCGGCAGGAGCAGAAGTTGGAGACTTTGCGTTGAAAGTCGTCGAACAATATGACGTTACTCCTGAATTAGTTAACAAATTTAACCTTCCTTACACCTTAGAAGCAGGCGATTTAATAACTCCTCCGTAAGCCCCATTTAAATTTTTCATATTAATCATACATATCATAGAAGTCTTTTAAATGGAGGGATTTATAATGGATGCTAAAAAAATAGAGAAATTTGTCATGGAAGATGGGCGTAATGCTGAAAGGCATCTTCATACGGTTGAAGAAAACGGTGAGACAAAACACATCACAGAGCTTTTCGTAGAAGAAGCACGACCAATGGAACTCGCTAAGAGAGTCGTTGAAGTTGAACGTCCGATGATTGTTGAAAGACATGTTGAAGTCCTTGATGAGGAAGGCAACGTTGTTGACAAAACAAAAGAAGTCGTTGATAGCGGCGAAGAATTGAAGAAGATGGCCGCTGGAGTAACACAAGAAGAACTTCAAGAGGCAATTATGAGAGCAGTCGTTTTAGTTCAAGGTGGCAGTTGTGATCACAAGTGCGATCATGAAGGTCACGACGATACTCCAATTTCCGCTATGCAAGCGAATGTCGCCAAGCGTGTTGAATCGAAAAGTTCAAATACATTGGATATCGTACTATGGGTAGTCATTGCAGGATTGGGAGCAACACTCGCATACATCACATTGATGTAGAAGAAAATTTCCATCCCTACACATTATATAATTTGAATTTGACTTCTTGCGCAGCTAACCCTCGCAATAAAGAATGTGTAGAAAAGGTTATATTTCGAACGTTAAAAGAATTAAACAAGCCTATAGACTTTGAGAAGTCTATAGGCTTTTCTTTTAAAAATTCTATAGAAGAGGATTGCTGTCATCTCTAACAGGTCTGCAAGATACTTGTACTATCTTTTCTGGATCGATCCTTAATTTTTCAAGCAAAGCCTCTGCACTTTTTCTCCCAATTGCATCGGCCTCTTCATGCGTTCGAGCTTCGACAAATAAGTTTTTGTATTCTGGTCCTAATCCTTGATCATACATCACTGAGACCCGCCATCTTTGCTTTGGAGGACATTGGTTTTTTTCTTCAGGTGTTTCCCATTCAATAAATTCTTTAGCGAATTCAATTGCATCATTGAAAGAATTAAACTGCAATTGATACACATGTGGAGGCTTCGCATTTGGAAATGAATTTCTTGTATCGTGAGGAGACGGTGTTTTTGTTATTATCCATCTGCTATGGTCCTTCCATATCGCAATCCCACGGTTCATCAATTCTTTTAAGAGCAAATATTCATTTGACCAATTTGTCACAGTCCCCACCTTTCTCTCATTTTTTGAATCCAGCTTGTTTTCATTTTCTGAACTTCTTTTATTTCTTCTTCTTTTCTTTCTTTTTTGACGGATCTTTCTTTTGTTGCAGCGATTTGGTACAAATAATTAATTTTATTTTCCCATTCTTCATTGGGAGAATATGCAGCCAACTCACCTGCTGACTCCTTATATGCCAGATATCCCTTCCAGTTCAACGTTAAGCTTTTGCTGTGTTCATCGTATTTGATCTCCATATGAACACCGCTGCTTAAGCCGTCAAAGTACCATCCAATTTGAGATGTAGAATTGAAAGGCATATCATAGTCTCTGCTCTGTCTGAAAGCACCGTCAATAGGTTCTTCTGTTCCTTGTGGGTTCATTTCCATATATGGAATTTGGTTTTGAACATAGTCAGCGGGTCCCTCTCTAAGTTCTCCAGGAGTATTTTCCGATTGCAAAGCCCAAGGATCATCGAGATATGACGAATCCATAAGCGATCCGCCTTGACTTTGTGCTATCAATGGCTCACCGAGGTTTCGAAGCACAGTCCCAATTTTTCCAGTCAACCCCATTAGATTTTTTCTGGTTGCTTCAATCGTTCTTTGTTCTTGTATTCTCTTTTCTCTTTCGTTCATATTATTCTTTCAAAGTTGATGTGCAAAATGGGCACTTGCTTGCTTTGTAGTGTATCTCTTCTTGACACTCTGGGCAAGATATGGTTTGAATGCATCTTATTTTTACATCTTCTTTCAATAAAGGAAACATGACTTTCCTGTAAACGACATACAAAATAATAGAAATTAGCACAAAGTCTAAGAAAGAGCCAGCGAATTGACCTAGTTCAAAAGTCATTCCTTCAAGAGGGGAAAGACTGTAATCCCTCCAGTCTTCGCCAGTTTTCCCAACGACATAATTCACCATTGGCATGATCAAATTTTGGGAAATAGAACTTACAACCTTTTGAAATGCCGCTCCAAGTATGAAGGCAATCGCCATTTCGATCATTCTGCCTTTGAATGCGAACTTCTTCCACTGCTTTAGTTCTTCTTCTCCAACGACGTGCTCGATACCATCTTCGATGGTATCTTTCGCTTTTTTTATGTTAGCTCTATTTATAAATTCTTTTTTCATATTATTACCAAATACATACTCATGAATATCTATCCAAGGAGTCTGCAATGTTTGATTATATTAAATCAATGTTTTCTAGAGAGGTTGGTGCTTTATCTGCAAATCAACTTTGGTATCCGTTTAATGATCCAACTACACCAAGTTTAGGTTCTTTAATTAGTCCAAAAATTCCACCTAAAAAACTAAACTTTCAAGTGTTTGGGTATAAAAAAGGAAATTTCAAAAAAGGATCAAAAGACCATCAGGCATCTTGCTGTGTTGAAACAATGTGCAGAACGGTTGAACTCTCACAAAGAAATATTAAAAGCTTTAGAAAGCCTCTTGACAAATGGGCAGCAACTAAAAGTTTGATTGTCAAGCCAAGAGCGGGAAATGATTTCAATGCTTGGTATGATCGCAAGAGTTTGAGCTTTTTCTACGATCAGGATTCTAAAACTAAGAAAATGATTTTTACCGCTGACTCTGTGGATATAATTGCACATGAGGCTGGCCATGCCATTTTGGATGCAATGAGGCCGGACTTTTGGAGCGTACCTGCTTTGGAAATTTGGTCATTCCATGAAGCCTTCGCAGACATAATTGCTATACTCACATTAATGGAATCAGATGAAGTTTTAGAACATGCGTTGAAAGAGACAGATGGAGATCTGGGAAAAGACAATGTTATAAGTAAGTTGGCGGAAGAAATGGGCAGTGCTATATTCAACCTTACAGGCGGTAAAGGCGGATATAGTCATGCATACCTAAGAAAAGCAAATAACACATTTAAATATCAAGATCCTAGAAACCTTCCAAAACAAGCACCAAACAATAAGCTTGCCGCTGAGTGTCATTCGTTTGGAAGAGTTTTCTTAGGAGTGTGGTATGAAATTATGGTTAGAATTTTTAACCATCTTAAACAAAACAAATCAGATATTGAATCTTTAAAAGAAGCTAGAGATGTAATGAGTCTTTATTTATTTAAGGCAATTCCAAGAACCCCTAGAACCTCAAAATACTACCAAGCAATAGCTAAATCAATGATGGACGTGGATCGCCAAGCTGGTAGTCCGTATGGAAAAATAATGAGAAAGGTCTTTGAAGGAAGAAAAATACTTACACAAGAAGTTAAAATGTTATCAAAAGATAATGAAGGTCTAAATTGGAAAGATTTCAAAAAAGGAGTCGAGCCAGAAGATAATGTTTTCAAACATAAAGATGGACTTACTTATATTTCCAAGTCAAATCACGTTGTAAAATTAAGCGACTATGTAGTTAGCGGTTTGTCTGGCGACAATCCTTTGTTTGATGTAGAGATTGAATTAGCTCAAGATGGTTTGTATGAATTTGATAAATCTGGAAACTTAATTGAGGAAATAGTTCCAAATGGAACAGAGGCAATGGATGATGCTGTATTTTGTCTAAATGTAATACAAGATGAAAACTTAATAAACAAAGCTTGGGATAGTATGTGGGAAGTGAAATCAGGCAAATTAGAAAGAATATACATGCAATGAACGTTTGGTTGTTAAATGTTTGGCAAAATGGATATGATTATGTTCTTGCTTCGAATGTTAGAGAAGCCAGAAAAATTGTAGCCGACCACAATAATTTTAAAGACCCCTACATGTATGCTGAACGTATTGCCATAGAGGGCAATGGATGGAAGGTCTTGCCTCACGATAAAAAATTTAAAATAAAAATAGAAAATGAATACTTCAATGAAACTCCAATATTTTGGGCAATGTTTTGGCAAGAACCTGTATATCTTTCAAAAATAAAAAATTATTGAAATTTTCTTACGGGATTCCCATCTCTGAAGTTAATTGTAGCAATGTTTTCTTCTATCTTTTTATAAAGCAACTCTGCGTATGGCTTGTCCCCCATGAAATTAACTCTTATACTGAGCTTCGAAATTTCTTTTTCGTAGGGTTGGATTGTTATTTTAAATTTATCATTTTTTCCAGCAATGATGTAATAATTTTCATTTTCCGATGTTTCGTCTTTTAGAATTTCAATCCCCATTTCGGATAATGTTGACTTTGTAACTCTGTATATTGTTTTAGAATTATAGTTATAATACACATGCGCTTCTCCTTCACTCCAAGCTATTACTCCACTCACGATTGGAGCAATAAAAATTTCAGGTCCACATCCCGCAAAAGTAATTGCAAATAGAAAAATTATAAGAATTTTTTTCATTTTAACCTCCTATAATATGTATTAATTATCCAAAAATAAGAAAGGCGAAAAATGTCTAATTATAATAAATGGTCTGATGATGAAGATAATGGATGGTTCGAACCAGAACCAGAATATGATGAAGAAGACGATGATGATAGACCTGACTATGATGATGGCGAGCGTAAAAAATATGATGACGGGTATGGTAGAAGGGATTATCCAAGTTACTATAATGACGACGAAGACGATGACGAAGACGATGAATGGGACGAAAATGATGAAGATGAAGATGAAGATGAAGATGAAGATGAGTGGGAGCATTAAATGAATCTTGGAGTTGAATACTTTGTCAGATCCAGGTTTAAAGATTTATCTTTATTTTTTCCGTGTTCTTTATTTTTAACTTCCAAGTCAGGAAAAAAAATAGTAACAACAATAGACGGGTGGCCTAGTGATTGCCTCGTAAAGCATTGGAATATATCAGAATGCGAAAAAGATTTAGTTCTTCCTCCCATGAAAGAAATCTATGTAAATGATGTATTTGACAAAGGCTCGCACTTGTCTAGTTATAAAATGTTCAAATTCCAAGAGCAGCCAATTCCCACCAGCCTGAATAATTGGCGAAGACCAATGCCTAAAAAAGAATATGATTCTTATTGCAACAACATCTTGTGTCCATCTAAGCATGAAAACGCAAAGAAGTTCTGGCTTTGGAATGAATTTGTAAAAATCTACAATCCGTCATGTAAATTTCCAAAATACAATTGGCTTGGGATTAAGTTGAGAAGGTCAGAAGTTTATGCAAATCAAGTTGAAACTTTAAAATCAGATTATCCTAAGCTTTGGAAATACTGGCAAATTTGGCAAAAAAATCTAATCAAGAAATCAGATATTGCTGGAGAATTAATTTTTCATCGTATTTACAATTAGATTTTTTTCATCTTTTTCTTCATTCTGAATTTGTTTTTCTTTGTAGGCGGATCTTCTTCGGCATTATATGTAGGGAAGGCTCCTCTGGACTGTCCAGGGGCTGGCGAAGGATCAACAGGGCTTTGTTTAGGAGGCTCCAAACCTCCTCCTAACACCTGTGATTCTATCCATTTTTTAAAAGATAAACATTTCATACTCTGATATATACTATTATGAAAAATAAAAATGAATCACCATGGTCGGGATTGGTAAAAGTCCTGCATATTCAGCATTTGTCTAAAAATGGCGACATTCTTTGGGAAGATTATAATTTAAAAAATATTTTCCACACTGAAGGTGAGGCATTTGTACTGAATTCAGTTTTTTCGGGTGGAAATAATCCAAACACATTTATACCAAATAATTATTACTTTGGTTTGGATGGTAGGATATCTCCAAACGCTGGTGATTCGATGGCAGATATTCTCGGAGAACCTGTTACTAATGGCTACTTTAGACAAACTATAAGCTCAGAGGGACAGTTTTCGGTTTCTGAGGTAGAAGGAGTGAATCAGGCTAATGGGCCTATTATTCAATTTAGTGCCTCGGGCGGATCTTGGGGGCCAGTGAGACAGTTGTTTTTTACGAACGCAACTGGTTTATCAGGCGACTTAATTGCAACGGTCGCACTCAGTAGTGAAATAACTTTGTCTGATGGAGAGTCTGTAAACATGAGAATGGGCTTGAGTTTGAGAGATTGCCCTCCTGCTCCCTAAGATAAAGTGCTTTCTAAAATTTCTTTTTTTTGTATTTCCACATAGTGGATTACATTTATTTTCCATTTATCTTTTGTAATTAAATCAAGAGTTTTGAACTTTAAAAATTCATTTCCACCATCTTTTATATCTCTTAAATTCTCAGCACTGTCAGGTTCTTTATTTATTTCACCCCATAGAAGACGTTCTTTTTCCGTCATTTCATTCCACTCGTCTTCTTCTGTTTCTATTTTTTCATAATCATCAGGAACCTGTGGCAAGTTTATTTTGTAACCTTGTTTAGTTGTAGAAACAGGATAGATTTGTTTTACGTTTGTTAAATGGTACTTGCTAAATATTTCAACAGCAGGTTCTGATGTTGTTCCTTTATGAAACCAAACTGGAACACTAACGCCTATACATTCTATAGTTTTTCCATTTATTAGTTCTTTTCTTTGTTTTTCGTTCAAAAACACATTATGAGATACTGCTAAGGTTAACATTTTCTTTTTCCTATTGTCTAAAACTATATAAGTTGAACGAACACGATAATTCAAAGGAGTGATAATGAAAAAAACATTTTTACTAGTGTTGTCATTTATGTTTTGTTTCATGACGTTCTTCCACAGTCATGATTCACACGTTGGCGATCCTATAGTTATGTGGGGTGCATCAGATAACGATGTTGCCCGTATGCCTCTTGTACAAGATGGAAACCCACGTACTGCATCGTTAAAAACCGATCAGCCGCTTGCTCAAAGAGGAATTGAGTTTCGACGTTTTTTATCCCCTTCTGTAAAAATCAGAGTATCGAATGCTTCAGGGTCTGGAACAATTGTCTATTACGACAAGGTAACAAAAGAAGCCTACGTGGCTAGTTGTGGACACCTCTGGAGCGGGACTCGTTCATCTGCTGATCTTAGGAGTAATCCTGTAAGCTGTGAGATTGTTGTATGGTATCACAATAATGTTAAATTAAAAAGACCAAAAGTATATAAGGCACAAGTGTTGTTTTGGTCAAATGACAGAGGATACGACAGCAGTCTTCTTAAATTTAAAGCGGACTGGGAGCCTTCTTATTTTCCAATTGCGCCAAAATATCACATAATACCAGAAAACTCTCATCGACATTCTACTGGGTGCGACAACGGGAGCGAAGTGGCACATTATGATGTAGTGATAGATGAATTTCGAGGTGGCGATTTAATTACCAAATATAATTCACCGAGGCCAGGTCGAAGTGGTGGCGGTCTTTTAGATGATGCTGGATATTATATCGGAACTTGTTGGGGAACCTCTAATTATAATGGATCTGGAATTGGGTACTTTACCCCATTGAGTGCAATCCATAAAATGTTCAACCAAAATGGATATGGCTGGTTACTTGATATTAATCCTTTTGGTTCTGCAAGAGAAATTAGAATCCTAGACAGATCTGATTTCGATAGAAGATTCCCAAAAAGTTATATACCAATTCCTTCAGGACGAATGAGTGTTCCGCTAGGTTTGAGATAGGTCATGTTAATCTATAAAACGGGCATATGGTTCTATAGTCGCAAAACTTGCAGTGATCTTGCACGTTTCCCCATGCTTTATTTTCAGGGGTTCGTTTAATTTGATCATATGCATAGATCAGTTCTTCATGAGCTTCGATAAGTGATTGTTCAGAAAACTTGCATCCAATCAAAGATTTGTCTTCTAAGTAATACAAAGCAGCACGAATTTTGTTTGCTGGTATTCCTTTTTCCAATTGAACAACTCTGGCATATGCTCGCAATTGCAAGTCTGTTCGAATTGTTCTTAGATTTTTCCTATATCTTCCCTTTTTAGTTGTTTTGTAATCAATAATTATCCATTCATCACCTTTAGGAATCAACCTGTCGATGAATCCCTTGATCATTTTGTTGTTTGGAGGATCGATGTCAAATTCAAATTTATATTCTATCTCTCCCTCTGTTCCAAGTTGATCAGTCAAATACTGAATTGATTCCATATGTTTGGGAAATCTCTTTTTATATTCCTTGGGCAATGTAGGAGCAAAAATTTCATTCCCATCTTTATCTTGGTCGAAAGGTATTTTTCCTTCCAGTATATCTTGCGATATCTTCTCTAAAGAAACTTTTGCTTCTTTTTCGACATACAACTCTGCAATCTTGTGGACCATTGATCCGTATGTGAAGAAAAAAGGCTCCTCAACTCCAGTGTCAATTTTTAGATGATATTTATACTTGTATTGTTGCTGACATTTATTCCACACATCTTTTCGGGAAACGCTTATGTGGTTGATATCCATTGAGAAACTTCCGTTGACTAAAGAAAATGTTTTTGTTAATTTATTCTTCAAGTAAAAAAATAGCAATACCAATTTGCAGAGTGGTCTTAATGTCGGTCGATTTTGATAAATTTCTAGCTTGGGCAGAATCCCGTTGGGGTGGCGATGTGATAGTAAAGGGTGAAGAAATTCGCTTGAATTCTCCTTTTACTGAAGATTACAAACATAAGATGTGGTGTAATTGCTCTGGCGGTAAGAAAAAAAGAAATAATGGAGTCTTTCACTGTTGGAAAACAGAAGAACGAGGAACTTTAATTTCTCTTGTCATGTTTAGAGATGGATGCTCATACGACGAAGCTTTGGAGATATTGGGAGGAAGCGACACGTTTTTAGCAGAGGCAGAATTAAAGTTAGAAGAAATATTTAATAATTCAAATCAAGAAATTGCCCCTGTGGCGGAAGAGAAAGAGTTAACTTTGTCCCTTCCGCCAAATTCATATAAAATCAAAGACCTTCCAGAAAGCGATTTTTATCGAATAAATGCAGAGATGCACCTATCTGAAAGGAAGATCCCCACAGATGGACTTCTGGTGTGCATTGGCGGCAAGATTGGCGACATTGACTACACTAATAGAATCATTATACCTTATTATGATAAGTATGGGGATTTAATTTACTTCAATGCTCGATACTTAGGAAGCGAGAAAAGAGTTCCGAAGTATATGGGACCTCCTAAAGAACTTGGAATCGGAAAGTCAGATATTTTATATTTTCCAGCTTGGCCTGAGCAAGGATCAAAAATACATTTAACAGAGGGCGAATTGGATGCGAAAGTTTTAAGAATGTCTGGTATGTGGTCTGGTGCTTTTGGGGGAAAGGAAATTAGCGATAAGCATGCCCAGATTTTAAGAGACTTAGAGTCAAAAGTTGTCCTATGTTTGGATAACGATAGGGCTGGAAAAGACTCTTTACCAGAAATCGGTTTATCTTGCGTAAGGGGTGGAATTTCTGTTGAATATGCATTCCCACCGGAAGGATATAAAGACTGGAATCAAATGTTGGAAAAGTTAAATGCAAAAATTATAAGTGCCTACATCAAGAAAAGCACCGAACCATTTGATGTTTTTGAATGGGAAATTAAAAGCGGTAAAATCGCTAAAAACTTAGACACAGAATAAAAAACTAATTCTTAATTAACTAGTTTATATCATGAAACATTTAGAGAGATTTGTTGGAAAAGTATGCACGGTTTTTACTGTAGGCATCAATAGAGATTTCAAACAAGAAAATCCAAAAACATATCCAAAGCCTTTGTATGTTTATTTTATGGGTGCTATAGAATTTGTGAACGAACATGGAATCATGATGCAACAAGTGACAACTGGTTTGTCCACTTTTGTCTTCATGAATAATGTCGTAAGCATTTCTGAGGAAGAAGTCCTAGACCCAGAGAACGAAAACGATGCTGAAATGATCAAAAAATATAAAGAAGACGCCGAACAGATCAAAAAACAATATAGCACTCAAGGAAAAGATGATGCTCAAGCCGAATCTTCTGAATATTTAAATGTAGATTCCATGAGTGACTTATCTGACATGATACAGAAAGATATAAAATGAAAAACCATCACTTAGATATAATAAGGGCGACAGAGGCAGCGGCAATATCTGCTGCCGAATGGGTTGGTCGAGGCAATAAAGAGTTAGCAGACAAAGCTGCAACCGATGCAATGCGTTCAAGATTGAACGATATAGATTTTCGTGCGCAAATAGCTATAGGCGAAGGAATCAAAGATGGTTCTTTCGGGCTTTTTGAAGGAGATCTGGTCGGAGCCGCATATGGGGATTGTCCCTCTGATGCGGAATATGATATTGCAGTCGATCCGATTGAGGGAACAACCCCCACGGCTAAAGGTGGGTACGAAGCAATGGCCGTTCTTGCTATGGGGAATGTAGGATCACTGTACAAAACAGATGTTTTTTACATGGACAAGATTGCCGTGGGTCCCAAGGTGGCAGCAAAGGCTCAGATTGACCTCAAAAACCCTGCAAGTGCAAATGTTGGGATGGTTGCTGCTGCTTTGGGGAAATCGCCAGAGCATGTTACCGTATGTGTTCTAGACCGAGAAAGAACAAAGCCACTTGTTGGAGAACTGAGGAAAATAGGTTGCCGGATCAAGTTTATTAGTGACTGCGATGTGACGGCCTGTATTGCCACCTGTGTGCCCGATAGCGGGATTGATATGTATTGGAGCATCGGTGGAGCACCAGAGGCTGTGATAGCCGCCTCAGCGATGAAATGCATGGGAGGTTTCCTGCAATGTAGGGAAGTCGAGGAGTCAGTACAAAAATGTGGTGATTTTCAAGGAATTTTGACACATGCATCTGATTCGATGCATATAAATGACCTCGCTGAAGGCGAGGTCATGTTTGCTGCCACTGGGATTACGGATGGGAAATTCTTGAAAGGCGTTAGATTTACATCCAATGGCCCAGTCACTAGCTCAGTATCTATGAGATCAGAAAGCGGGACAGTCAGATGGTTGACGACAGAACACGGAAATTAAATTTAGCGATATAGTTTTTCTTTTAGGTATTTAACTCTTTCGTTGAGCTTAATTTCGCTTAAATTAATTCTGTCTGAACTCATACGAATCCCACAAGACAAAAGTTTTTTGTAATACTCCAGCTTATGATGCGGATTTAATTGTTCTAGTATTTTTGTAGCTTTATAATGATCTAAGCCCGCTCCTTCAAATTTGTATGAAGAAACTGCACCTTTGCTCGGTCCTTGAGAGAGTTCAACTGGCTCACGATCAACTGGAATTTCTCTAAGTTTGTTTTCGACCTGTGACTTGTCCATTTTCAAAATTTCTTCAGGAGAGAGTTCACCGCTGAAGCCGTGTTTAGAAATTAAATCTGCCATGACTTGAATATGCAATTTAAGTTGTTGATCCTTTTTTAATTCCTCAAGTTTTTTACTTTCCTTAGTTTCATCGTTGTGTTGCTTAAGTCGTTTTGTATAAAAAGATTTTAGCTCTTCGTCTTCTGAATTTGCTATATTCTTTTTCCACGATCTTAGACTGTAGATATCTATTAAAGGGTCGCTGTCTCCTAATACATGGGGCATTAGCCCTATAAATTCTTTAGATTTCTCATTAGTAAAGACGTTGGCCGTTTTGCTTGAAACGTCAGCATTGTCGCCTTCTTTGCCAGACTCGTCTCCACCAGAAGGAGGACTGATTGGCCTTACTTTGCTTACAACGCCCGTGGGCGTGTCGTCCCCTTTACCAGCATCCACATCATCAGCAGTGGGTGCTGACGAAGAGGACATTTCAGCAGAATCTGCCTCGGGAGATTTCTTTTTATTAATCAATCTTTGAATTATTCCCTTTCCTTGGTTACCGAACGGCGGCAGGGTTCGAGTACCTTTTTTCAGTATCCAAGTGTTTTTATTTTTTACGAACTCCCATCCTTCCATATCAATTTCATCCGTATTGATTTTATTGATTAGAGTTTCCATGGCTTCATCTAAATTAGTTAATGGATCTATTCCTAATTGACTCAAGAAAACGTTTAATGTTTCAAGGTTGGTTTTCCTGCCCGCTCCTCTAGAGTTGCTGCCTTTTTGTCTAGCTTCGGCCACAGCTTGCCTGAAGTGACTTGCTATTTTTTCTTTGAGAGAATTGATTAGATCATCATAATCGGTCACTACAGCTTCTGTCAAAAATTGATTTGAAAGTTGGTCAACTTTTTCTGATATTTGCTTATTTAAGAATATGCATTCATCTAGAGTTAGCCTTTGCTCGGCTTTATACCCTTGCCAACTGGGATTCTCAGGATGGTCGCCGTGCCACAGCTTTCTAAAAAATCCCTTCATTCCATGTTTAAACCATGGAAGCTTTGAATTCGGATCATATCCAGATCTTGATTGTTGGACAGGCGACACACCGCCGCTCATGCCACTTGGACTTGATGCCCGACCAAAGCCATATTCAGGTGTTTCAGGTTTTGGAGCAAATGTCTTTTTAAGATCTTCAGAATCAAATTCTGGCTGAGTGGCCTTAGTTCCAGAAGGCAATGCTGGGGCATCACCGGATTTTGGGAGTTTAGGGATGGGAGATGGAGTATCATTTTTTTGAGGATGAAGCTCATCACTAGATGCCTTTACAGGCTCTCTTTTGTGTACTTGAGCAATAAACTCATCGACTTCTATTCCAATGTCATTCAGTAAACTGTCTAAAATTTCTTCTATTCTGTCTTTAGCCATTTTTCACTCCAATTAATCCTACACTATATAGCATTAATTGAATCAATTATGATTAGGCATATAATCGCCAATTTTCTTCAAAGACATAATGCAAGAATCGAATCTGTGGAATTCGCTAGACAGGTATTCTAATTGTCTTTGATCGAATTCTGAAGATCCTGATTCTTCGACTTGAAAGATAATAGCTCTTTGTTGTCTGCCTATCACCCTATATCCGTGCATCATTAAATAAGCTGCTGCGCCTAAATCTCCAACTTTTTTGGTAACGCTTTCGTTTTCGTTTTCCATCTTGTACCTATTTCCTTTCGGTCTTGTTCATTTATTTATTCATTCGTTCGTTCGTTCGTTCTTTACTAACCTTGTGCAGCTTCTGCTGCCACAAGGCATCCTCGTGCTACTGAATAAAGGGGGTCGCTAGGCCGAATAACCTCCCCAATATCAATGCCTATATTTGATGACTTAAGCACATCACTAAACATAGTATCAAATCCAGGCGGAGAACTTGTTCCACCTGCAATTACAATGTCAATCGGATGATCAGCACGAGCACTTTTGCCCGCTTCTTCAATGCCGTTCTTGATTCCTGTAACTGTCTTTTGAATCATGATTTCATACTGTGCCTTGATAGCTCTTTGAACTAGCAAGTCTGAATCTTCATTTAAATCTACTTTCATTTTTTCTTTATTGATATAAGTAGGACTTTCGCCTGTTGCCCTAGCTGCCATTTTGTCGATCCAGTCTCCACTATTAACGAGAGCGAATTCAAAAATTGGAGCACCATAGATTGCAAAGCAAAGATTTACCATGCCTGCGCCGAACGAAATTCCAATTCCAGTATATGCTGTCTTTTTCAGTTCAGCATATACTAGTGCCAATGCTTCATTAATTGGGTGAGCTTCAACAACTTTTCCTGTTTCATCTTCAAACGCATTGAATACAGCTTCTAAAACTTTTGAGTGGTAATCTGCATCTGTATCTTGATTAATAGCATTTGCGGGCACACTGTAATAGAGTTGCTGCTTATCTTCGTCGAGTTCGTCAAGAAGACTGTGCATCATTATACTCATGATTTGTTGAGCATACTTTTCTTTTGGATTCAAGCAGCCATCTTTCATTGGTCGCTTTAGTTCAATGTCGTTCATTGTGTATGCGATATCTACAGCGGCTTCTCCTAAAGCGTAGGCAATCCCTGCCTCAGTTCTTTCAATTAGAGGAACGCCTGCGTTCTTCATCATGTTGAACACAAATCTATTTTCTAAAGGCATTTCAATGAATGCATTTACCTCTCTTTTATGCGAGAAGTCTTTGTTTTCGTCTCTTCTGCAACAAACAAGGTTGTATGTCCCACAATCAAATCCTAATCCTGCCATTTACTTGTCCTCTTTCTTTTCTATGCCAAATTTGACTTTATTTCTCTTTTTAGCACTTGAGAAATCTGGTATTGCCCAATTTACATCTTCGTCATCATTTTTCTTTTTGACTTCTTCAGATGAAGTTTGTGCAGCTTTAGCTGAAATGTGCAATCCATCTGAGTTTAGATTGACATTTAAGTCAAGAACAATGGAGATTTGAACTTCTCCATCTTGAGTTACTACTTTTGTTGATCCGGGTCTTATTAAATTAGGCATACTGTATTTATATTAGTAAAAGATTATTTTTTTTAAATTATGGGACATTTTTTTAACATTTGATCTACGCCATTTAGAAGCATATCCACTGATATTTTAGAGCAACAAGGTTTAATTGGGTTTTTTCTTTCCAGCGAGCAGTTAGGCCAGTTATAGCAGGGGCCGCAAGGCCAATCGTCATTATCCCTGTGTTTCTGAACTAGTGTGAAATCATAGTGCTTCCCGTATACCTTTCCATCTGCAAAAGTGAATATTCCCATTAAAGGTTTTCCAATTCCTCCTGCAAAGTGAAAAGCAGCCGTATCCACACTAATTACATAATCTGCTGCGTTTAGAATACCCATCCATTCTTTAATTTTAAGACCGTAAATTTGTGGTGTGTCTTTCGGGAATCCGTCTATAGGGCGAAGATGAAGTCCAACAACAAACGTGCCCCTATCTCTTAATCCCTTAATTAAACCTTCCTGCTGCCAATCCTGTAGATTCTTAGTAAGCATCGCTGATATAGGGTTCAGCACCACTACAGGAGACTTACCATCGTGTCCTGCTTGTCTTATTTTTTCTTTGCCAAAATTTATTGTATCTTCGTCAAGATTTATATGCATATTGTGATTTTGAAGCTCTACGCCGCAATGGTTGGCCCAAATGTCGCTTCTGTTTTTGTTAGATAGAGGTGCGTGCCTCATCTCATGTCTAGTGCAGGCACTTGTCGTGTTGTAATGAATTGTATAATCATAAGGATTCACCTTTCTCGAATCCAAAATCTCATCAATAAAAGGATGATCTCTCAAAGCCTCGTGATACATGGTGGGGCATGCAAAAACAATCTTCGCATCGGGCATTATCCTGTTAAAGTCCTCAAACATCTGTCTATGCATTAAGATGTCGCCCAAACCACCTGTTTCACGCATTATCAATATTTTGTTTTTTCTTTCATGAAATTCTTTTATTGACAATGATTTCTTTATAGGATCGTTTCTTCTTATGATTCTTGGCATGAATTAAATTAGTTTAAAAACAAAAAAAGTTGAACTAAACAAAAATAAACCGTGACCAGAGATGGTCACGGTTTATTTGTTAGGATTTTTAATCAATATTTTATCTGTACTGATTAGCTATCGCAAGAAGCTCGCACAGAAAGAATAATTTGAACATCGCTTTCTGGATTTCCAGATGCACTGTTGTCAATTTCAATCAAGCTAATTGAAAGATCGCCAGCATTAAATACCTGAGTATCACCTGCGACCAAATCAAACGCTCCATCTACAATGCCATTTAATCGAATTTTTACAGAACCAGTTGCGCCATTGTTAGTAATTTGGGCAAATACAGCATATCCGCCAGTGTCTCCATTAATATCCGCTTGATTAGCGGCATATGCACTTCCTGCGGCGGCAGTGATGTCATAAACTTTTGGATATGAATTTTCACTTGCAATATCACTGTAAATGCTTCCATCGTCTGTAACTATTTCGATGAATGAATCACTCAGTGGAACTTGAGGATACGCAAATCTTTTCCAGTAGTTACAATCTGTGAAAGTTTCTCCATCTTTCAGTAAGCGATTGATTCTGTTTGGACCCATAACATATATTGTTCTTTGGATCGATGTTGCGAATTCCTGACCCGTTTTTGGGTTGATATCCAGTTGTCCTTGAATATCATTGTTTAGGTTTACTCTAAATACACTCATTATGTCCTCCGAAAAAAAACGGATTATTTTTTTTGCCTTCTATTTATGTATGAAATAATAAAACAATTTCATATTTATTTTAATTGACTCTCTAAAAAGGACAATTCAGATTCTTTTAAAAACTCAATTATAGGATCATCTTTCATGTTAAACGTTAATTCACGAATGTGCGAAAAGTTCCTTTTGTTCTCTTGTATGTTTGAATATTTCAATGTTTTTTCTTCGGAATTTGATACAAATTGATCTCTTAGGCACACATAAACCTCTGTGGATGGGAATGTTTTTTCAAGAATTGGACGTAGATACTTCAACTGCTTAATTGTTTTTTCATTAGGCCCAAAATAACATATGCAATATCTATTTTTAATTTTTGCATAATCAGGAAATCTTATTGACATGAAAAACCCCAATAAAAAAAATATAGAAGGATATCAAACTCTCAACTCATTTTTTGAACAATTTGGAGACAGAGACGTTTATACTATGATAGTATTAGAAGAGGTATTTAAGGAAATTTATGGGACAGAAGAACATTTACATATATCTGGCGAGGCGGGACAGGAAGGGCGTGCAGGTTCTCTACATGTTTCAAGGGACGAATCGCAAGATACATCCAAATAAAATAGAAAGTATTAGTGAGTTTAACCTGCCGGTTAAAATTCAAAACTCTATTCAAAAAAGCATCACAGATAACCGGATGCTTTGGGAAGCTTGGGCTGAAAGCTCTGATTCATTTCAAGATTTAAAAGAATCTCTAAAGAAAAGAGGGTATAAAAACTTACCAATTAGCTCTTTCCCAAAATTTAAAGAAAGTATTTCCTCGAAAATTTCATTTGGCAAGAAAGAGCAAGGAAGAGATTTTAATTTTAGGAATTTAAAAGAAACAAAAACTATGTTGAGAAGAAAAAAAAATTAAGACCTTCTAACGTAAGACCTGTGAATATAAAAATCTCCTAGGTCTGTTTCAATTAAAAAGTGCTTATCCTGCGATTCTTTTATAATTCCCCCTTTTTCAAGAAATTCTTGAGCCACCTCGTAAGCATCTCCTTCATTTGGTTCCATCTTTGAAATTAATTTTCTAACTCCAATTTTTGATTCAACAAATATACCATTGAATGATTTTCTTTTAAATTTTTGCGAGTCTTCTTCGGGCTTATCTTTTATCCACTTTTTAAAATCATCAAAGTTGAAAAATGAATTTGTTTGCATTTTATTACCTAAAAAAATCTTTAACTTCTTCTTCTGTTTTTATATATGTTGCATTACTCAACTTTGGGCCACTAGAATAATCAGATACTTCTATATTTTCTTTTTTAAACCATTGCAGCAAAGCGTCTATGATTTGATTTGATTTGATTTGTTGTTCATACGCCCACAGACCATTCTCCAATTCAATTGACGATGGACGTTCTTGGTTGAAAGAATCGTCGCAGCAAAATAGCATTAATTTATCGACTTTAAAGTTACAAGCTAAATTTATACAGGCACAAATTACATTTCTGTAGTCGTCTATTGTTGTTCCAAGATTGTCGATCTTACAAGAGAAGTTTTCATTTTTCACAGGGTTGAATAAAATCTTTTGACCCCTGTACGACTCTAGAAATTCTGGATTTGTTCTCATAGATGCAATACAATTTGGGTAATATCTATGTTTATCTGGAAGGCTTAATAAGCACTCTTCATAAGGATTGGACGTTACATAGTAGTTGATTCTTCTCCGCATAGCTTGCGGGCATTCCTCTCCAACTAAGTCCCAGTACTTTAAAGCACCATTTGCAGCCAATATGCAAACGTCGTTTGGAACTTCAGATAAAATCTTTTGCTTACTTTTAAAGTCGTATCCATCTGAAACTATAATTATATTTTTAAATACATTTGCATTGTTTTCAAGAATGGGATATTTTTTTCTTTTGTTTTTATATTCATTGTTGAAAATCAATGAATAATCCTCGCTTCTGAACGAGTTAATATCCAAAGGTGAAGAATTCTTAAAAGGATCTCTAACCCACGTTCCATCCGTTGAAAGAACATATTGGTTCGATTTATATTTTTTTATTCTCATTAGTTACAAGGTACAAATCTAAAACATGGACCATCAGTCCCATCTCCATCTCCGAGCACGTTACTGGTTGTAAACTCTATTGGAACAGGACCGCCTTTATAAACTAGTGGAACCTCTAAATTTTCTGGTGCTTTAATTGTGATTTCGCTAGGCAGACTTCCCTTCAGTTCTATTGAGTCTGGAACGCCAACAACTTGTATTTCGGAAGGAATTTGTGATCCATCTATTACTATCTGAGATGGGAAATTTTCTGGAACTATAAGACGAATTTCTTCTGGCAAACTAGACTCCAATTTTATTACGTCTGGTAATTCATGCACTATTTCAACCGAATTTGGAACTTCCGTTCCTACAATTTCTATTTGTCTAGGAATAGAGTCAACCCCAGTTATTCTTATGTTTGGAATATCTGGGACATCAAGGGCTATACTCTTAGGAAGATCGTGCAAAATTCTCACATTTGGGATCTTAGGGGCAATTATCTTTATCTCAGATGGTATTCCAATATCTGCGGTTTGCACCTCTAGTAAATCGTCTCCAAATGAATCAACAAAACTGTCATCAAAAGATTGCGATCTGAACGGAGTTGCACTTGCTCCAGGACACTCAACAGCGACAGTTACAGATGCTGTAATTGTCGGAACTGGACCCCAGTTCACATCTACTGAAGGAACTGGACCCCAGTTCACATTTATATCTGGAATGTCAGAGGAGACGGTTATTACTGATGGTATATCGCAACCTTCAATACTTATTGTTGTTGGTATATCAGGACTTTCAACACTTATTGTTGTTGGGATGCTGTCAACAACGGTTATTGTTGTTGGGATATCATCATATACGCTTATTGTTGTTGGGATGTCACCATCAATACTTATTGTTGTTGGAATATCATCATATACGCTTATTGTTGTTGGGATGCTATCAACAACGGTTATTTGGATTGGGATATCATCATATACGCTTATTGTTGTTGGGATATCATCAATAACGGTTATTTGGATTGGGATATCATCAGTAACACTTATTGTTGTTGGGATGTCACCAGTAATACTTATTGTTGTTGGGATGCTGTCAACAACGGTTATTGTTGTTGGGATGTCACCAGTAATACTTATTGTTGTTGGGATGTCACCAGTAATACTTATTACTGGTGGTATATCAGGACTTTCAATACTTATTGTTGTTGGTATATCAGGACTTTCAATACTTATTGTTGTTGGTATATCGCAACCTTCAATACTTATTGTTGTTGGTATATCAGGACTTTCAATACTTATTACTGGTGGTATATCAGGACTTTCAATACTTATTACTGGTGGTATATCAGGACTTTCAATACTTATTACTGTTGGTATATCAGGACTTTCAATACTTATTACTGTTGGTATATCAGGACTTTCAATACTTATTACTGTTGGTATATCATCGTAGACGCTTATTATTGTTGGGATGTCAGGGCTTTCAATACTTATTACTGTTGGGATGTCAGCTACAACACTTATTACTGTTGGTATATCATC